GGAATGTCATGTTAACTGCCTGATTGAATCAGATGATCAGGCTTATGCAAACGCTGAATTCATAGCAGAGGCTAACCCGGCTACCGTGCTGGCACTGCTGGATGAACAGGAAAGAAACCAGCAATACATCAAACGCCGCGACCAGGAGAACGAGGAGATTGCGCTTACGGTTGGGAAGCTGCGTGTTGAGCTTGAAGCAGCAGAGAACAACCTTATTGATAGTGAATGCCATGTTGCTGAACTGGAAGAAGCTCTACGCGATAAGCAGGCGTTACTTGAAGCCTCAGAAAAGCGCAACGCAAAATTACAAAGCGAGAATGCATACATCCGCAACCGGTACAAAGAACTGGACCTATTAATCGGGAAAAACATTCTGGTCATGCAGGCTGCCATTATCGAATGGCAGGCAACTGGCGACGCTAAGAGCGGACTAGCATGGATTTATAACACACTGTTTGGCCCTGGCGAATTACCGGACGAATCTGAGAAAGATGCTCAGGCCTACTTTAATCGCAAATATGCACCGATTGACGAAAAGCTTATGGCGCTTCACAAGTGGTTTTGGGAACAAAGTGAAGCCGAGCGCGCCGCTGGCATTCGCATCAAAAGAGGTGAGTAATGCGTGTGGCATGTATCGGCTTGTTACCGTATCCGACTCGTTTTTGGGCTTCTGCGCTAATTGCAAAGAACATCATCCCGACACCAAAGCGCCGCCATACCGGTATTGCAGCGGCACGACGAGCAGCAAAGAGATGCAGGAGAGCAAAACGATGAAAAACCGTAAAGCAAAGATTCTGTTAGTTCGTAGAAACGCTCCTGGCGTCTGGCAGTGGGTGAGACTCAGCAACCGACGGATGGGGTTGATGAAATATTACGGGATGATGGATTGTGGTTTTTGCAAAAAGCCCAGCGCGGAGCAAAACCGCTGGAAAAACCACTTGCGCACTAAAGGAGAGTGATATGGCTATTGCTGCAAGTTACACCATGCATCTCTATTGTGATTGCCTCCAGTGTACAGATGGCAAATATAAGTCGCCAGACTTCGGTGAGTATATCGGTACGTCATGGGCTGGCTGTGCAAAAGAGGCGCGCAAGGATGGCTGGCGAATAAGCAAAGACAAAACGCGTGCTTTTGCGCCAGGGCATAAAATTTTGAGGAGCAACAAAGGAGAGTGATGTGCCTACATTATTCAGAAAAGAATATCCGCGAAAAAGTAGAGCGACAGAATTTTTGTTTCTCATTCTGTTTATCGTGTTGATGACACCGATATCCCCGCTAATTTTTGTCTGGGCAATCGGGAAAATAATTGAGCTAGTTATTGAGTTGTATAACGACGTGGTATGGGCGTCGTTCAACACACTGCACAATAAAATTAACCCATATAAGGAAAACTGAAATGGCAACTTTGCAGGAATTAATCGACCTGACGCCAGAACAGGAAAAAGCGTGGAATCGTCTTGTGAAGGCTGTAAAGGATTTCAGGGCAGCCGGAGGAAAGTTTTATAGTGTCCTAGACACGCTGAGCGCATACAACGGCGAGCACGTTGCCAGCATTGATAACGATAAGGGCTACCACACTGCAAGCGTCTATATGCCTAGCATTGATGCGCCTGGGTTAACCAGTTGGGCTGATGATTGGCACGGCATCACGCTGAAAGATGGCGTTGAAGTGGATAAGGACTAACACATGACAACGTTCACCGACAAAGAAATGATTAAAGAAATCAAAGAGCGAATCGGCAGCCTGGACGTGCGAGATAATATTGAGCGCCGTGCTTATGAAATTGCGTTGACTGCATTGACCACTGAACCATTCGCCACTATCGACACAGTGGGAATTGAGCTCGTTAAATATGGTTGTAACACGTTTATTTGTCCCGACAATTCGATGGAGCCGGGAAATGTACCACTATATATCGGCCTGCCACGAATTGATCCAGCAAGCCAGACTGCCAAGCTGTCATTCCAGGAATGGTTGTCAGAACAAAAAGAAAAAATAGACGTTGATTGCGGATGTGTAAGCATCGAAACGCTTACGCACTGGATGAAATCCGCTTATGAGGCTGGTAACTCTCCGGTAACTCCGGATAGTTGGATAAGCTGTAGTGATCGAATGCCTGAAAAGGGCCAGAACGTGCTTATTTCGGTGAATTTCGATAGCTCTCTGGTTGAACCGCTAATATGCTCCGCACGCTATACCGGAAGCACCTTTCGGCGCGGAGATGCAACGATTAAGCCGGGTAATGGTATTGAGCAAGCAACTCACTGGATGCCGCTACCAGAACCGCCGCAGGAGGTTAACCGTGGCTAACCTGCAACTTGCCGTTAAAGGTGAATACTTCGATGCCATGATTCGCGGAGAGAAAACGGAAGAGTATCGCCTGTTTAATGACTACTGGAATAAGCGAATTATGTTCCGCGAGTATGACCGCCTGATTATCACAAAGGGATATCCGAAGCGCGACGATTCCAGCCGAAGAATTGATGTTCCGTATGACGGATATGAAATCAAGACAATCACACATCCGCACTTCGGTGATAAACCGGTAAAGGTGTTCGCGATAAAGGTGAATATCGGCAATGAATAACAATCCTCGCACTCGCGGGGATTTCTTTTATCTGAACTCGCTACGGCGAGTTTTGTTTTATGGAGATGATTATGGCCTGTTCAACATTCAACCCTCTAACGTTACAGAAATACCAGCCAGACCCTGAAGATTTATGCTCACTGTGTGGCGGAAATCATGGCAAAGCCGCCATGATCGAATGTAAAGACAAAATCCACATTTGCCTTAATTGCGTTGATGTCCTCGTTGATATCAAAAATGAGAGAGAAGATAAAAAGCGTAGCGAGGCTGTTCGCGCCTTAGATTCATGGATGCGAGATGGGTATAGTGCCGCGCAAATTTATGACTTAGCAATATCAAAAGGCGAAATACCAGGAGTGCGCATCGAATAAGACGTAACCAATATTCGAATTGAAGAACTGAAAGAACACCAAGCCGCCTGATGGCGGTTTTTTCTTACACATGCAGAGGCAACTTATGCGCGAGTTAGTAAACCAACATAACCATGGCATTCAGCCAGTCATCACACCTGTTGTACAGATAAATGCGAATGAATGGGTAACACTGGAGCTTTTAATGGCTGTAACAGGCCTGAGAAAAGGAACAATATTACGCGCCAGGGACAGTGCGTGGATGAACGGCAGAGAATATAAACAAATCGCCCCCGACGGAACGCCAAAGAAAAACAGCGAATGTCTCTATCATCTTCCTACCATCAACACTTGGATCAAAAACCAACCCTTACCATCTCAGGATGTTTAATTCTTGTCCATAAGAGTATAACCTGAGCGTGCTCTTGGACGCAGGAGGAACAATGGCGAATTCAGCCTATCCAGCCGGCGTTGAAAATCACGGAGGAAAACTCCGAATAACGTTTAAGTACAGGGGTAAACGAGTGCGCGAAAATCTTCGCGTGCCCGATACACCGAAAAACAGAAAGATCGCTGGTGAGTTAAGGGCTTCGGTCTGCTTTGCAATCAGAACAGGAACGTTTGATTATGCCGATCGATTCCCTGACTCACCTAACCTGAAGCTATTTGGCCTGGTAAAAAAAGATATCACCGTCGGTGAACTGGCACAGAAATGGCTTACTCTGAAAGCAATGGAAATCGGTAGTAACGCCTTAAATCGTTATCAATCAGTGATGAAAAATATGCTACCGAGGCTTGGTCCTGGCAGGCTGGCGTCATCGATTACAAAAGAAGATCTGCTGTTTATCAGGAAAGATTTACTGACCGGGGAAAAGGGAAGCAGGAAAACCAGCACGTCCCGAAAAGGAAGAACCGTACCCACAGTGAACTATTACATGACAACAACAGCCGGAATGTTCAGCTTTGCCGCCGAAAACGGGTATCTGGAGAAAAACCCGTTTAATTCAATAACACCGCTGAGGAAATCAAAACCAGTGCCGGATCCACTGACCAGAGATGAGTTTAGCCGTCTCATTGATGCCTGCCATCATCAACAGACCAAAAACCTCTGGACAGTGGCTGTTTTTACAGGGATGCGACACGGTGAAATTGCCGCACTTGCATGGGAGGATATCGACCTGAAAGCTGGCACGATAACAGTGCGACGAAATTTTACAAAAATAGGTGATTTTACGCTACCAAAGACCGACGCAGGCACTAACCGGGTTATACATCTTCTGGCACCAGCAATTGAAGCACTTAAAAACCAGGCGATGCTTACTCGTCTTAGCAGGCAGCATCAGATCACTGTTCAATTACGCGAGTACGGAAGAACAATTTTGCACGAGTGCACTTTTGTTTTCTGTCCGCAAATCGTTCGCAAGAATCACAAGGCGGGTATTAACTACGCGGTAAGCTCCATCGGAGCGACATGGGATTCAGCAATAAAAAGAGCGGGTATCCGATCCCGTAAAGCGTATCAGTCACGCCATACCTATGCGTGCTGGGCTTTATCTTCCGGAGCAAACCCGACATTTATTGCATCACAGATGGGGCACTCCAGCGCCAGCATGGTCTACAATGTTTATGGTGCATGGATGCCTGAGTGCAGCGTGACTCAAGTTGCCATGTTGAATAATGTCCTTAATGCCCGTGCCCCAGACGTGCCCCAAAGTGACCAGGAGGATGAAATAAAATTATATTTTTCAAAATGATAAACCATATCCTTAGACATGTTGAAACCATGAAGCATTAAAAACACAGAATTACCGAAGATCGTCCAAGAGCATATATTTTTCAATCTGTTACACCTCATTTTGACCATGAAGAAATCAATTTTACACCGTTCTTTATACGTTCTTTTTTGCCCCAAATATGCCCCAAACAACCACATTTTGCCCCAATAGTGCCCCAAACATTTAAGGGGATTTAACTTGATATTTCAGATAATTAACGCAAGTTTGCGATGCGAATTTGCGTTAATTTTCTGGATGAGGCATTTACCGTTACCCGTTCATCAATATTCCGCTGATTGACAAATCCTCCAGAGCTATCGCATACTGACCGCACTGAACAAATAAGCGGTCTCCGCACCCGATAGCTTTGCGGCTTTTTTATGCCTGCAATTTGGCATAGTTACATCCGTACAAAGGTCGGGTGGAGAGGCGTAATACAACACCCGCAAGGGGAATATGCCCAGAGCTTCTTATTTGGCTCAGTTGACACCCGACCGCCAGCTACTAACTGGCGGTTATAAACTAAACAAATAAGGAGGTCATCATGACCAGTCAACTCATCCCCGTATTCAACGGCACTATCGCCAACGAAACCACTCTTCTCGTTAATGCCCGTGATTTACATACTTTTCTTGGAGTAGGTAAACGCTTTGCATCGTGGATTACAGAACGTATTGAAGAGTACGGATTCGTTGAAAATCAGGACTATATAGCTATTTCCCAGAAACGGGAAATAGGTTATGGGCGAGGGAAAAAAGACTACCACCTTACCCTCGATACAGCCAAAGAAACGGCGATGGTAGAGCGTAACGAAAAAGGCCGACAGATACGCAGATACTTCATCGAGTGCGAAAAGAAACTTCGCAACATGCAGTCGGCACAAGCAGAACCACAGCAACAATTCACAGACGAGGAAATCATCCTCCTCTGCTACATGCAACTCTGGATGGAAAAAGCCCAGGACCTCAGCAAACACCTGTATCCGATCATGAAAGAGCTGAACTCCTCATACACGAACAAGCTGTATGACATTGCGTTTGAGACCATCTACATGGTGACGAAGAACAGAGATGTGCTACTGAGAGAGGCGGCACGGCTTGACCAGTCGAGTTTCGTAGTTCAGCGGGCCAGACCAATGCTGAAAAGCCTGCGGGCAAGGCAATTCGAATTCTAAAACCAAAGGAGCTTCGGCTCCTTTTTTCATGCCTGAAGGAAAGGAAAATGGCAGATATCATCGACAACGCCGCTGAAATCGAAGAATTGCAGCGCAATCTCTCCCTGCAAAAATACAAATCCGATAGTAATGCCCCATCTGCTACTCATTGTTGCGAGTGTGGCGATCCGATAGATGAGCGGCGACGCCTGGCTGTTCGTGGATGCAGAGCTTGCGCCAGTTGCCAGCAGGATATTGAACTTATCAACAAACAGAGAGGTGTGAAGTGAACATCAACACCACGATAACGATCGATACAGCCCTGAACACCGGCCTAGCGCTCCTTGGTTATTTCTACATCATGTTCTGCAGCGGACGATGGCTGTCACTGTTGTTCATGAAAAAATGGAATAAACGCCGTAAGCAGGAGCAACGCCAAAAGGCAATAGATGCATTTTTCGAAGCCTTCGGTATTGACGGCATGGAACCAGGGGATCCAGCTCGCGCAATTAGCAGAGGGGGCGTAGTAATCCTTGTATACCGGAGTGAAGAGAAAAATGAGCAAGATTGACTATCAGGCACTGCGTGAAAAGGCAGAGAAAGCAACTAAAGGAAGCTACATCGTAGGGCATACATCTGTTAACCAGCACGGCAATTTAACAGGAGTTTTTGTTTGCCAAAAATGGAAAGGAGAACCCGGTGGCGTGATTGCAGAATGTCATGTTAACTGCCTGGTTGAAACAGATGCTCAGGCTTATGCAACGCTGAATTCATAGCAGAGGCTAACCCGGCTACCGTGCTGGAACTGCTGGATGAACGGGAAAGAAACCAGCAATACATCAAACGCCGCGACCAGGAGAACGAGGAGATTGCGCTTACGGTTGGG